GATTTCATTCAGCGCGATCAGGTTGCGGAGAACCTGCGGCAGCACGTTTTCCTCGATCCGGCGGACCGCTTCGATACCGCCCGTGCCCAGCGTCACCAGCGCGACCAGCGCGTTGTTGGCGGCGATGTTCGGGGCGGTGGGCTGGGGCGCTTCGGCGCCGGCAACGCTGCTGACCTCGGCCGAGCGCAGCCGCTCCATCGCCACCGAATCGGGCTGGGCGGTGCCGGTGTCGACATTGATCAGGAAGTCGCGGGGCTGAATGTCGGTTTCGATCGTCTGGCCCCAGGCGGTCACCGCGACGATCTTCTTCTGCACCAGCGGGCGGATGTTGTAGAAGTTGAGCACGCTGGCGGTGTCGCGGCGGTACATCCGGCCGTCCTCGATCATGCGCCCGGGCGAAAGCGTCAGCTCCCACGTCCCCGTTTCCTGATGGTCGAAGCCGGTAAACCAGATGCCGTCGGCGATCGCGTCGGCGATAAGCCGGTCGATGGCCTGCTGCGCGTAAGCCTGCATGTTGTTCAGGTCGGCGGCCGTGGTTTCCTGATAGTCGCGGGCAATGACTTGGCGTTCCATGGAGCTGTCCTTCAGGCGGGGATGAATGCGCCGACGCGGAATTGGCCGACGGTCTGACGATCACCGGCGCGCATCGCGCGCACCGACTTCGAATTGAGGTAGATCCGGTCGCTGAGCGCCTTGGACGCTGCCAGCGCGCGCACCGCCGCATCGAGCGGGCGACGATCGCCGGGGATCAGATAGCCGCCGGCAAAGCGGCCGAAGGCGCGGGCGGAACGGCGGGCGCGGATCTCCGCGCGGACGTGCGCGGTCTTGACCGGGAAGCTGAGGCGGGTTCCGCGAAGGTGCGTGGTCGGCGGTCCGCCCAGCGGCAGGCGCTCCGGATCGTGGAGGTGGACCTGTTCGTAGATCCGGCGCCAGGCGCGCGAAGGCGGCAGGAAGCCGCGCACCAGCGGACGGCCGGCGAAGAAGGTGCCGTGGGTGACGGGGCCTTCCTCGCGCACCATGGCCGGGCGGATGTCGATCGGATCGAGGCCGGGGGGCACGGTGAAATACTGTTCCTGCCCGATCGAATAGCCGTAAGTCAGCGGGGTGCGGATCGTCACCACGCGCTGGGTAATGCCGGAGCGGCCGAAGAAGCGCTTCGCCTTCGGCGCGTCGCCGGCATACCAGGCGGTCGACCGGACGGCGGGCAGCACGATTTCCTGCGCCTGGACGGCTTCCCCGCCGAAGCGATGGCGGGTGACGACACGGTGGGTGAGGAGGGTGAGCGAGCCGTCGCGCGGCTCGAACAGCCAGGCTTCGCGGCGGAAGCGATCCCGCGCCCCGGTGTCGTGGGGAAAGATGCGGCCGGCGAACGCCTTGCCGAGACCGCCCGCCGCGTTGGAGAAATTGCCGAAGCGCGCCTGACGGGTGGCGATGTAGGGATAGATGCGCAGCTGGGGAAACCGGGCGAGCCAGGCGCGGCGTTCGTCATCGGTGAGCGAAGCGCCGATGAACGTCTTCGACGGCGGGGTGACGGCGCGCACCAGGCGACTGCCGGCCAGGGCGAGATGCGCGGCGGCGCCGGCCTCGGTCCCTTTCAGCCGATGAAGCCGGATTGCGTTGGCCACGGCCCAGCGCTTTTTCTCGACCGGCCAGGCATCGTCCCAGAGATCGACCGACAGTTCGAAGGCGAGGAACGGCAGCGCGGATTCGTCGCAGGTCCACGGATCCTTGCTGCGCGCGATGGCGGCGATATCGAGCGCGGCCCAGCGCGTGCCGGAAACCTGTTCCATCGCGCGCTCCCAGGGGGAGGCGTTCGGCACCAGGGGCGTGACGTCAGCCGGCATAGTCGCTCACCGTCACGTCGATGGCGGTGCAGACGCCGACTTCGCCATTCGCCCGGGCGATGTCCTCTGACGGCGTGACGACGATGACCTTGTCGATCGGCCCGACCGAGGCGGCGGCGTAGATCGCCGAACGGGGAACATCGCGCGACGGCGTTCGTCGCGTGGCGGCCATCGCCTGCAGCGCCGCGATCATTTCGGCGCGGATCAGCTGCAGCGAGGGGCCGGGCTGGACGTAGCCCTGCACCTCGATCGCATAAGGGACGTTGACCACCGACCGCACGGTCAGCATGTCGGTCATCGGCTTGATGTGCTTCTGCGCCAGATGGAGCCGGACCGCCTCCACCAGTTCATCGGAAGCGGTCCCGTCGCCCTCCCGGCTCTGCACCGCGACGGTGACCTGTCCGGCCGCAGGCGACCAGACATCGGCATTCAAGACACGGGCATCGGCGGACAGCGCGTGGAACAGCCAGGCGCCATGCGGCCCGGCCCCGGCGAAGGACTTCGGCGCCAGCAGGACGCGGCGGCGGAAAGCTTCGTCGCCCTCCATCACCGCCGGGGTGCTGCCCGATGCGGGTGCGATGACCAGGCGGGGGACATCGTAAAACGCCGCGAGATGATCGAGATCGGGGCCGAGCGCGAAAGCCAGCATGCGCGATCTGGCGGCGTCGTTGATCGCGGCCAGCGCCATCAGCTCGCGATAGGCGTCGGTTTCCTGAAGCTTCAGCGCCGGGTCGGATTCGACCAGGGCGTCGAAATCGGGGTCTCGCTGCTGAAGATCGGCCAGGCGCGCGGCGACGATCGTTTCGAGATCGGAGACGCCCACCACCGATGGCGCGGGCAGGCGCGACAGATCGACGGCGGGGGTGGCGGCAGACATTTGGCCATGTCGTCGCGCAGCGGGGCGACGGGCCAGCGGTGGCTGTTGTAGCGGGCGGCGCTACAACAGGGCTATTCGCCGATGTGTGCGATAACCTTGTCGAGCGTGCGGGCGCGATCTTCGGCGCTGAGGCCGATCAGCGGGCGCGCGGCGTAAGTCACCTCGGGCGCGCCGGGTTCGCGGGAGACGGTGTCGCGCAGGCCGTAGTGATGCACCGCCATGATCCGCGCCGCCGCGCCGGGATAGCCGACGCGGGCTTCGTTTTCGTCGGCTTCGCGGCGCAGGATCGACGGGGCCGAGGCGCGCTGGAACATGCGCGCCATCCTGGCCTTGCTGGCGGAGCGGGTGCGGGTCTTGGCGCTGCCGCGATAGAGCGACGGTCCCTTGCCGGTCTTGCGCGGTTCGCCCTTGCGCGGCGCCATGGCGGCGCCATCGGGCGTGACGTTCGCCTTGATGCGGCGGGCGTTGGCGCTGCGCAGGTCCGTGGCGATCGCGCTGCTGAGCTTGCGCCGGCCGCCGGATGCGATCCCTTCCAGCAAGCCCTCAAGCAAGTTGTCGAGCGGGGTGAAGTCGTCGCTCATTCGCGCGGCAGGATCTTCACGCCGCCGAGATACAGCTGTTCCAATTCGACGATCGAGCCGTCTTCGCGGCGCAGTTCGGGGATCAGCGGCGGGTCTTCGGGCGATGGCTCGGGCATGTGGGTCACGTCCCAGCCACTGCCATCGGGCCGCGCCTGCAGCGTCACCGCCTCGCTGAGTTCGAAGGTGATGGCGATATCCGCGCTGCCATCGTCCAGGATGTCGGCGGCGAATTTGATCGCCTCGTCTTCCCTGGTGAAGTTCAGCAGCAGGTCGGGCTGATGGACCCGCAGCCAGAGCAGCAGCGGGACCATCAGGATATCGGCGCCGCGCGTGTAGCCTTCGACGAAGAGGCGGACGGTGTAGCGGTACTGATACGACAGCTTCGGGCCATAGCGCGAAACCACGCGGCCGGCGTCGACGAAGATCTTCAACCGGTCGGGCGCGGTGGCGAATTCCGGGTTCGGGGCGACCAGCGCGGCGCGGAGGGAGGTGATCTTTTCCATTATCTCTGCACCCCCGCCCCGCTGTCCATATGCATTGCTCCTTTGGTCATCAGCGCCAGCCCTGAAACGCGCCAAGAATCTCGGCGGCTAGCATGTCGCCGATGAACCACGCGCCTTCGGGCGTCGGGTGCGCGGCGTCCCCTGCGTTGTAGAAGTCGGTATTGCCGTTGCCGTTCGTCGCGCCGGCATAGCCGCCCACAGTCATTACATCGTAGCCCGTCCCGCGCGTCTCGATATAGGCGCTCCGGCGGCCGGTCGGATCGTAGATCGCCTGGGCCGCCAGGAACCCGGCCTTCACCGCGTTGTGCTTACTGTCCGCAGGCGTCGAACCGGACGAACGAAGCATGCCGATCTGCGCCGCGAACGAGGCCTCATAGGCCGGGGTGGTGAAAAATTGCGTCCAGTAAGCGAGAACTTCGGCCTGCAAAGTGGCGTCGGCGGGCGCACTGTCGTTGATCGAGGCGGCTGTGACGAAGACCGCCGGCGTGGCAGGGTTCGCCGGCATCCGCGCCACGAAGTCGTTCAGCCGCTCGCGATAGGTGCATAGCGCGCCGCCGTTGTTTGCGATGAAGCCGGTCCCGCCTTGACCATTCACCCATACGTCTTCGAACCCGAGCCGCTGCGCCACGCGGTACGGCCACCCCCCCATCGGCCCTGCGGTGAACGTGTCGCCGTAGCTGTCGCACATGACGTTCAGGCGCGGGCCGCTGACCGGCCAAGGATGGATGTTCGAGTTCGGCGGCTTTTTAACACCGCCATATTTCGTGCCTCGCCCGAAAATCTCGATCCGGCGCACGCGGCGCGTCGTGTGCGTCGACCGAGCAGGCGATCCCGCCGTGACGTTGAACGTCGCCCCGGTTCCAGCGCCGCCGGTAACGGCCGCCCCGTTACCGGGGACAACGGTGTAAGCGCCATCGGACTTGACGTATACGCGGGTGACGCCGCCCGAGCCGTCGATCCCGCAGACGACCAACTGCATCGCGGCGCCCGTCCCGCCAGAAACGGTCAGCACGTCGCCGAGCG